TTTTAACTTATTTACTGCTATTCGATACGGAGCTAATAACAATTACTTTCAACTTTTTGAAAGGATTTGTTATAGCTTAGGTATTAATCCAGGATCAATTACTGATTGAGGATTAAGACCACGGATCGAATATGCCAAAAAATGATCTAATTGGATCTTGTTTAAACAAGATCTTTTTATATCAATTTTGGAATACTGTATGAAATGATCTAGGTTTTATTTGAGGGGTCCTTTAAGACCAACCAAATATATAGGTAAATTAGGATTAAAACAGGAAGCTGCCGGTAAAATGAGAGTCTTTGCTATGATGGATCCTTGAACTCAATGAATAATGTATCCATTCCATAAAGCTCTTTTTTCTATACTAGATAGAAGAAGAGATGTGGATGGAACATTTAATCAATTGGGTCCAATCTCTAGAAGAGAAGGAAAACCTTCTTTTTCTATGGATCTAAGTTCAGCTACTGATAGATTACCAATGAGCATACAAACTCCTTTAATCAAAAAGATATTTAATCTTTCTGATCAACAGGCGAATGCATGAACTTCATTGTTAATCGAACGATCCTATAAAGTTCCACACGAACAAACTGCAGTGCAGTATGCCGTTGGTCAACCTATGGGAGCGTTATCAAGCTGAGCTATGCTAGCTATGACTCATCATCTTATTGTACAATTTGCTGCTTTTCAAGTTTATAAAGAGAATCTTAAAGGATATTTCTCGGATTACGCTGTATTAGGAGATGATATCGTTATTTTCGATACAAAAGTATCGAAAAGATATCATTCAGTAATTCTTTCATTAGGTGTAGAATGTAACTTATCGAAATCTATTTCATCTCCTTCTGGAGATGCTTTAGAATTTGCAAAAAGAACATTTTACAAAGGAGAAAATGTATCTCCTTCCCCTTTAAAAGAATACTTTATGTCACTAAACAGCGTAATTGCTTTTGTAGAATATGTTAAAAAATATAATTTAACAATTCCTCAAGCGTTACGAGTTGCAGGCTTCGGATATAAAGTTATATCCGGATACCAGAAACCTTTTCATAAATTAAATATCAAAGTTAGATATTTAATATTATTATTAGGTTTAACTAGTACTAGTTTCAGAAAATCTCTTGGTCAATCTCTAAGTAGTGGTCACAACCTATTTCTAGTTGGTTTTTCCACTTTCTTAGAAGATTACTGTAATGATTTACTACAAAG